GACGTAAAATTAAATAACCGATTATAGCACCTAAAGGTTCCGTAATACCCGAAAAAAACGATACTATAAATGCTCTTTTTCTGCTGCCTGTTGAGTAGTATATTGGTACAGACGTAGCAATTCCTTCCGGAATATTATGGATTGCTATGGCGACAGCTATGGCAACAAGATACATAAGGTGGGTAAAAAGTTATTTATAATAGATTTTTAAGAAAATATCGCCCTCGGGAGCGGATTTTTCACGTTTATATTCAATTTTTTTCACAAAATTTTTAAGAATAGAATTTTTTTCAGCGGCTGAAAGAGAGTTGTAATTGGTGAGAAGTTCACGCAAAAGGGGGAGGCGTTCTTCGATGGAAGAAGTATCTACAAGTTTAAATTTTTCGCGTTCCTGTGCTATCGTGGCATTAATTTTCTTTCGTCTATCCGAAATTGCGTTATTGCGTTCAAGAAAAAGTTCCTTTGTATACACTGCCTGTTCAAGCAAGTCATACAGGCGGAGTTGTTGTTTATCAAGTTTTTTTAATTCTGTTTCCAAAGTGGCTATTGTATCAAGACAAGAAAGTTTATCCTTATTATGCGATTGACGGATATTTTTTAAAGACAATTCAATATCTTTAAATTCCTTTGTAAGCACTTCAAATACCTTATCTTCTACAATACTTAATGCAGAGGCTTTATTACAACCAAGTGTACGGCAACAAAGACGGTATTTTTCAACGGTTTCGTTAGAAGTATTGATAACTATTGCCCGACCGCAATTAGCACACTTTAAAAGCCCTGCAAACGGATTTTGCAACGTGCCTGTACGCATAGGCGGTTTATATTTCAGATTTATAATATCTTGTGCTTTGTTGAACGTGTCCTCGTCAATTATTGGCTCGTGCAGTCCGGGAACATATAACCAATCATCTTTACTCGTTTTTTCTTGCGTATTTTTGCCTTTAACAGACTTTGATTTGTTCCACACTATTTTACCTATGTAAGTATGATTTCGGAGCATACGGGCGATTGTGGTGGGGTGGAGCGGTGTATTTTTCTTGCTCAAGACACCCAAATTTGCAAGCTGACGGCTTATTGAAGTAATACCCATACTTTGATTTACATACATATCAAATATCATACGAACATATTTCGCCTCCGGTTCATATACTTCCAACGTGTGCTTTTTATTTATTACGGCATTTCGATAACCAAACGGAGCACCCGACACAAAGCAACCGTCGTTGATTGATTTGATACGTCCGCGGTTCATTCGACGAGTGATGAATTTAAGCTCCTTACGAGCCATAAACATTTCAAATTCACTGTAATCTTCGTCATACTCGTTGTTGAGGTCATATATTTTTTTGAGCGTAATAATTTTTACATCGTTTTCTTTAAGAACGTCAAAGATTTTTTCACTGTCTGCGGCACTTCCACGCCCTAAACGGTCAAGGTCAATACATAATACCGCATCATATATGTGCGAGGGAATAGCGTCAAGCAGTTTCAGCATTTCCGTTCTGTTGTATAACATTCCTCCGCTTATCACTTCTTCAAATATGTCAATGACCGTTAAATTATTGTCCTTTGCATAAGAAAGAAGAATTTCTTTGTGACGTTCAAGCGTTTCAAGCGGATTGTTTTCGTCCGCTCTCGATTTTCGTAAATACATGGCTACATTCATCGTAAATCTTCCTTTCTTGTGTTATATTTCAACTCACACGCTCCGTGGGGAGCGTGACACATGTGTATAAATGCACTTTATTCTGTTTCCTCTGCCTGTTGGAGCAGGCAGGGAAATTTTTTTATTTAAGCTGCGGTATCAATATAATCAATAACTGTTACGGTTAAGGTGCTTGAAAAAGTTTTCACGCTATCAAGAATTTTTTCAAGGGTTTCAACTGTTTCATTAGAAAAATATTCTTCTCCGCATTGTGTACATTTTTCGCAAGGTACATTTTTAATCACAACAACGAAATTATCAATTTTTTCAATATATTCTGTTGTTGTCTGTTCTGCATTGCCTCGGCAAAAGAAACAAGTCATATTATTTCACTCTCCTTGTTTTAAAATCATTTTCCCATTTATCCGGTTCGGGATAGTATGCGGTTACAGCATACAAATATTCTTCATCATAGCCTGTTACATTATGCAACGGCATTTGTTTAAGACTTTGACCGCAAATTAAACAACTTGGAAGTCTTGCTGACTGTGGATAGTGTTCGATTATTTCGCCTGTGAAAATACTGTTTTTGTAATCATCTTTAGATATATTACGTTCACGCAAACGCTTAAATGCGTGAAGTGACCATTTTATTTGGTCTGATTCACATCGTTTTCGCACTTCTTCAATATCTATTTCTTTCATTTGTATCCCTCCTTTGAATATTCATTGCGATTTTGTCAACGTCAACAAAATCGTCAAAAATATAATTTTGAATTTGATTTATTAAAAATCGGTTATTTTGATAAATTAATTACGATTTTGATACATTTTATATATAAAAACCTCTTTAATACTCTGAATTTTTCAAATAGTCCATATGTCTGCGGTAACGTCTTGGGACGTTAATAGGCACGTCATAACCGATTTGTTTCAGAAATTCGGTTATAGCATCAACACCGTCATTAAAAAATTCCGTTATACGTTTTTCTTTGTTAGTTATATTTTTGTAATTAGGCGGGCATACAAAAGTCCAATCCGCACCCTCGTTATCAAAAATAATTCTAAAATATTCATCTATATTATATTTGTCGAGAGCCTTTGCCAATAATAAATGGTGTTCGCAACCCTCATCGAGTAATGAAACAACAGCGTGTGAGCGGTCGTGGGCAATGACTGCCATTAACGGCTCACTGTCGTGATTTATAAATTCGGTTTTCGTTTCATCACTACCGTAATATTTTATTATTTCCAATATCATCACTTCCTTATAACATCAAGCAACTTCCGAATAATTCAATTCAGCAATACCCGAAACAATATTTTTCACTTGGTTTATCAATTCTTGAATACGAACAGAAACGTCGAATGAATATGATTTTTCGCCACATTGTGTACATACTTGAGTAGGCACGTTGTGTATAACAATAATGCAATTCCCTAAATCTGCAATATAATTTGTAAGCTTATTTTCTGTACTTGATTTACATAATAGACATTTCATTTTATAAACCCTTCTTTCTTGTTTTAAAGTCTTTTTCCCATTCTATATTATTCGGGAAATATTCTGTTATTATCCAAACAACATCTTCTCCTATGGCACAAACTATGTGTATATATTTTTCGCTTGATGTTTTACCGATTACGAGGAAGCTTTTGTATGGATAATCATTTGGATATTCTTCGATTATTTCGCATCGCTTTAATGCCGGAAGTATATCGGTAAGAATATCTATCGAACGTTCGTTAGCTCGTTTTAATGCGTGGTCTGTCATTTGTATCTTGTGTGCTTTACTTAGGTTGTGAATTTGTTCTAATTCATTCAATATCATCACTTCCTTGTTTTATATTTCTAAAAAATACAATTTGTTAATCTGTATAAATATTAAAAACCGACTTTACATTCAACTACTTTTCCTACTATCTCAACATCGTCTTGTTTTAAGTCATAAATTTGTGTTTGATGTTCGGGGTTATAAGATTGAGGCATAAGCATAACAATATTTTTCTCTTGCTTAAAGCGCTTTATCGTAAAAGTGTCATGATTAATGCGAACAGCGGCAATTTCGCCGTTTTCAACTGTTGGTTGTACGCGAACAGTTACAAGACTTCCGTCGGGAATGTTTGCGGCGGTCATACTATCGCCCTTTACTTTTAAAGCAAAATATTTACCACCATGATTTAATTCTGTATAAGTATATCCCTCATAATTTTCTTCCGAAAATATCGGTAATCCTGCCGCAATATCTCCTAAGATAGGTATTCTGTGCATTACAGGATTGTATGGGACTGCTCCGTCGGGTAATGGCGGAAGTTCTTTCATTGGTACATCTTCTCCCATTAACCAAGGTATAGAAACATTTAGAATATTTGCGTAAGTATCTAATCGTTTTTGCTTAGCTACATATTTACCTGATTTGTATTGACTCATTACACTTTCAGGAGTATCTGTAAGTCTGCATAATTCAGCGGCGCTCATACCATTATATTTTAAAGCCTCTTTTAAGCGCTCGGCAAATGTAGATTTCATTTTATCTCACCTCTCTTACAAGTATTATACAATAAACTTTGCAAAAACGCAATATTTATTTTGAAAAAAATAAAAAAACTTTGCAAAACCTATTGACTTTGCAAAACCAAAGTGTTATAATGACTTTGTAAACACAAAGTGTAGGAGGTGTTAAAGTGTACAATTATAGCAAGCTTTTAGGTAGAATTAAAGAAAAAGGTTTTACTTTAGAAGCATTAGCAAAGAAAATAGGTCTTAATGTATCTACTCTAAGCAAGAAACTCAACAATAAAAGCGAATTTCATCAAGATGAAATTAAAAAAATATGTAGAGTGATTGATATAGAAATGTGTGATATAGGAACTTATTTTTTTTGCCAAGAGACTTTGGTTTTACAAAGTAACGTAGGTAATATAAGAAAGTAGGTGAGGAAATGTGGAAAGTGTGCAAAAACAGATTGCAAAATACATTGATAATAAAGGTATAACAATCATGCACATATCTCAGAAGACAGGAATAACATATGAGCTATTAAGATTATCATTAAAAGCAAATCGTAAAAAAACAAGCACACAGCAAAGACTATGTGCTTGAAGAAAAATAAATATAGAGTTTCACCGAATTTACGGAGTGCAAACTATACGTTACCGTATAGCAGGGCGATATTGTCACCTCGTTAATTGAATTATATTCAGACTTGAGTTGCTTAACGGCAGAATCAAGTACTGAATCATTGAATGGTTTAATTACATCTTGTATCTTTGAAAGTGATGGATATTGTGTTGAATCAAGTGGTTTAGACATTGTTGCTATTCCTGAAAGTCTGATTTCATCGTTTTTAATCGTAGACATCCAATTTGTTACTCCGAAAAATCGTGGTTATGTCATTTCTGCATAACTCTCATAGTCGCCTATGAGTTCAGACTGTGCCTTCAACCTGTGGGAAAGGTTGCTCCGTGTCCAGTCGTTACACCTCCCCGTAGTGGGTTTGGCTCGGCGTTGTCTATATTTATTACATTTTAGCACAATATGGTTATTTACGCAAGAACAAAAATCGACGTAGGTAATATAAGAAAGTAGGTGGGAATTATGAAAGATGAAAAAATAATTTTTGAAGTATCGGTAAGTAAAAAAGAACTATCTAAACTATTAGATCCGTTACAGACAGTTCTTTTAAATGGAATATTAGAAAAGTTGGCAAATGCTATTTCTTCTCAATAAAGGTTTTGTGATACTCATTAAGAATGTCTAAAGTAACACTTGCAGATGTTTGTTTCATAAGTAATGCAAAATTAGTATAGGGATCACATTCATCCGGAGTTTTACTATACTTCTCTAATATGATTTTAGAAAATTCTTCAAAAGACGTTGACATTATAATCACCTCCTTCCGAGATGATTATAGCACAAATGGTTAAAAAATACAATCGACGTAGGTAATATAAGAAAGTAGGTGAGAAAAATGGAAGATGAAAAAGAAAATGAATTAAAAGATGAACTAAAACTGCTGGCAATGCCATTAATCAAATTTCTAAAAGAAAATTATAATCCATATTGCAAAGTAGAAGTATCGGAAAAAGGTGTAAAAATAGTTGGAGATGTTTGCTTAATACCAATTAAATAAGGTACAAAGTAATAGGACAAAAAATGAAATACATAGATTAAAGCAGGAGGTGGAAATCATGGAGGCGGAAAAGACCAAAAAGGCAAGAAAGCCGAGAAAGCAACCTAAAGTACACGTTGAAGTGGTAGGCAGTTGGAAAGACAGACCCGCTTATGAACAGTTTCAGCATTGGAAACCTCATATAGAAAATATGTATCATATGCTTGGGTATGGTGACGTAACGGTTGAGCCGTCGCAGGAGATGATTGACGAGTACAATGCTATTCAAGCAAACAAGGAAAAAGGAGCTTAATGCTCCGAAGATAGGACAAGCTCACAGGCAGACAAGGGCTGTCCGCGTATTATCCGTAAAATAGTTAGACTTTCCCTAAGAGTTTTAATCCTTTTGCGGACAGTTCCTGTGTGCCTGTGAGGTAAGAGAAATGAGGAAAACAAATGAACACAATAGGAATTGCGCTGATTAGTTTCGGTATCGGACTAATCATAAGTTGGAAATTGGCAGAAAGGGACATAAAAAATGCTAAAAAGAAAACCAAAAACAGAGAATGAGAAAACGGAAGAATATTTCCACAGAGAAGTATTTCCGATGATTAACGCATTCGCCAAGGAGTGCAGAGGACACGCAAAATAGAAAATAACAGTGAAAGGAATATTTTCAAATGAACAAATATGTAATAATGACGGGCAGAGATGATGTAGTGGTTTTAAACGCCGATGACAACAAGTCGGTTAAGGCATACATAGCAAAAGGATACGGCATAACAAATCGTATCAAGTCAAAGCACCCGCTTGAAATGAGTGTTGCGAAGATTATCAGTGGAGATAATTAAACGGCTATGACGAAATACGAATTTGACGATTGGGCGTGCATAGACGAGGACTTTGCTTGTCGTGATGACGACTTCGCCTGTATCGACGATGATTGGGCGTGCATAGATGATGATGACGCAGTATGCGACGATGAACGCGACGGACTTACGGAAGAAGAAGCCGACGCATACGAAAAGGAAAAAGCGTGGTATGACCTATTCAAAGAGGTATTGCAGTATCCGTACAGTTACGGATTATCTTGGGGAATAGTTTTAGCATACAGACAACCTATAAAATATCAGAATTAGGAGGTGAGAAGTGTGGCAGATGAGAAAACGGCGGAAATACTGAAATTGTATAGCGATTTAACACCGAATGAAAAGCATTTGGTAGGTGTTTTCGTAAATGCGATGATACTTAGTCGCAATAAAAATGACCGTCAGAGCGGCAACTCAATAACGGTCAAATAAAAGCACATAGATTATTAATCTATGTCAACATTATATCACAGAAAGGAATAAAAATCAATGCAAATTGTAATTAGGCTTGAACAGAAAGATTTTGAGGGTAACAAGGAAGTATTCGACCGAATGTACGGATTATGTTCGGTACTCAACAAAAAGACGGGACCTGTGGAGATGACAAAGGCGGAAGTTGAGAAATCGGCGAACGTTGTAAGAGAGGAACAGACGTCAGACGATACGCCGACAGAGGATAATACCGCCGAAGTGGAATACACAATAGAGGAAGTACGCAAGGCATTCGGTGAATATGCGAAGTCGCAGGGCAGAGATAAGGCCAAGGGACTGCTTCAAGAAATGGGTTACGACAAAGTAACGGAAATACCGCCTGAGCGATACACAGAGGCGATGACGAGAATAGGAGATGTGAAGTAATGCCGGAAGAACACGCAAAACTCTCGGCGTCGGGGTCAAAGAAGTGGATAAACTGCCCCGCGTCAATCGCAATGGAAAGCAAATTCCCCGACGAAAGCAGTGAATATGCAAAAGAGGGAACTACCGCACATTCATTGGGTGAGGCAAAGCTGAAATTAGCT